AAACCAGCTTTTATCTTATCCCTAAAACTTCTGTAAAATCCTGTTCCACCAAGTTCATTTTTACTCCAAAAAACTATCTTTTTCCCCTCTTTTAAATTTAATACCATGGTTACCTCCTATTTTTTTATTTTGCCCCCTACTTTAGGGTGAGGGGGCATAACCCTTAGCGCCCCCGCCGGGGAGCAACCCCAGCGAGGGCTGAAAATTATGACAACCCATTTTTCAAAGCGCTATTTTTTCAATTCAAATTTAATCAATTCAAAGTTGTAAATCAATTTTTTAAGCCCCAAAAAATAATTGAATTTCAAAAAGTTTTTAATCATTTTAAAAATTTAAAAATTTGTAACAATTAATTCAATTTTGCAATACTAAATCAATCGCAAGTGAAAGTAATAAACAAGCGCAAGTAATAAACAAAAACAAAACGCATTTCCCTTTCCGTTTTGTTTCGCAATCTTTTTCAGTTTCAATCCCTCGCGGGTTCAGTTTACACACAAATGATAATTGCAAAGGTTAAATTTCTCTGTGCCAGTTTCAATCCCTCGCGGGTTTAGTTTACACTTGTCTTCGTTTACCACCCCAAAACACACTATCGCAAGTTTCAATCTTTTAACAGGTTCAATTCACACAAGATAAGACAATTTACGGGTATATCAAAGCAATCAAGTTTCAATCCCTTACAGGTTCAATTTACACGAAAGACGCCCGAAAAAATCACAAACCAGGGGGGCATAACGACGGCAAACGGAGAAAACGCTCATTTTGAGTTTCCCGTGAAAAGTTCTCGGTTGGTTGTTATATGGTTTTTAAATTTGCCAAATTGTGGGTTTTTTATTAAATTTGGGATAGATTTGTCAAACAGATGTTGGCGGAATTGGTAGAAAAATGTCGGTTTGGTATTATAGGAGGGTTTCGTATGGAGAATTTGTTGAGTGGTTAGGGAGGGTATTATTTTGCGTAGACATATTTGGTTTAGAGTTTTGGAGTAGATATTTAGGGGTAGATTATGATTTTTTATATGATAGTTTTCGTAGTTTTGATTTTCGCAGGGGATTTTGGTATATTGGTAATAGAATTTTGAAGTTATTTTACAGGTTTTTGGAGAGAGAAAACACAAGGGAGTTTATATTAGATATGGCAAAGAAGGTAGTTAGGGTAGAGGGCACTGTGGTGCAGGTTTTGGATCAGTTTGTTCCTACGAAGCAGATGGAGGAGTTTGCCAATTGGGTAGTAGAAAATTCGGGTCAAGTTCAATTTGATGAGTTTAGTTTCAATCAGTTAGCTAAGTATTATGGTAAGGTATCGGTGAATACGCTGATTAGGTGGTATAGGACTCCTGGGTTTATAAAGTGGTTAAATGATTATTGTGTAGAGAGGTTAGGGTTTATGGTTCCGATATTGAAGTCAAGTATAGTTCATCAGGCGTTGAGAAGGGATGCGACTTTAGCGGAGAAAAGGTTTGCTCTTGAGGTGTTAGGGGAGTTAGAGGGGAAGAAGTCCAAAGAAGCTGGTGGGTTAAAAGTTTATATATTTGGTCGTGAAGTTAAGGTGGGGGAAAACCCCAATGAAAAAGAAATAAGGGTAGATTTAGATGGCAAGACCCAGGAGTAAAGTTCTTGTTGAGGCGGATGAAGTTCAGATAGATTATCCCAGTGGAAGTCCTTTGCCTTATCAGATGGAGTTTCACAATTCAAAGGCAAAGTATAGGGCTATTATTGGTGGTTATGGTTCAGGTAAAACTACTGCAGGGGTAATTGAGGCGATAATTCAGTCAATACTTTATCCTAATAATTTGGGTTTAATTGGAAGAGCTGATGCCCGAAGGTTAAAGCTAACGACTATGGAGGTATTCAATGAGATTTGCCCTCCTGCTTTAATTTCTAAGAGAAATGAGCACGATGGGATTATTGAATTTGTAAATGGAAGTAGGATTGTTTATATGGGTCTTTTGGAAGAGCACGATGCACCCTTTAAAATTAAATCTTTGAATTTGGGGTGGTTTTTTATTGACCAGGCGGAGGAGGTTTCCTATAACATTTTTGAAGACCTTAAATACAGGTTAAGACGCCAAAATTCAGCTCGTTGTGGTTTTATTACAGCAAACCCCAGGGGTAAAAATTGGATTTACAAGGTCTTCGTCAGTAAAGAACTTCTTGATGAAAAAGAAAAAGAATTATACCAGTATTGGAAGGTTACTACTTATGATAACCCTTATTTACCTTCTGATTATATACAGCAATTGGAGAAAATGCCACCGCATCTTTACCGAATTTATGTCCTAGGTGAGTTTGAAGGGTTTACAGATGAGGTCTTTTCAATTAAATGGGAAAATGTATTAATAGATGAAATTAAACCATTTGAAAAGCAAAATTTGGAAGAATTTAAAAAATATACATTTATTGCAGGGATTGACTACGGGTTTAGAAACCCAAGTGCCGTGGTTTTTTCCTATTATAAACAAGAAACGGGGGAACTTGTAGTTTTTGACGAAATTTATGAACCAGGGCTTACAGCCCTTGAACTTGCACAAAAAATTAAAGAGAAGATGTTTTATTGGGGAATTAACCCCATTTTCGTAATTGATCCATCTACTAAACAAAGAAGTGGTGTTTCGGGAACTTCCATATTTGATGAACTTTCTCTATATATGCCGATGATAATTCCAGGGAATAACGAAGTGAGAACTTCAATTTCAAGGATACAGGGTTTATTTAACCAAGGAAGTTTGAAAATTACAAAAAATAATGTAAATTTAATTGAAGAACTTAGAAATTATTCTTGGAAAGATGAAAAAGAGGAACTTGCAATGATGGAAAAACCAAGCGAGAAAATATCAACTACAAAAAATGATCACGCTGTAGATGCTCTAAGATACATAGTAAACTATCTTTATGACTCAGGCGTTATATTTAAAAAGATTAGACCACAAAAGTTTGTGCCAAGGGATGATTACAAACATTTTCAAAGAGTTTATAAAAAATTAAGTAAAAGGTTTACAACCCTATGGCAGACCAATCCGTGGATTTAGAGAAAATACTAAACAAGGTAAGAAACTCAATCTACAACCATTGGCGCAAAAAAATTGAAATTGCCCTTGCAAGTGATTATTACGCGGGAAGACAATATAAAATTGAAGATGTTGATGAACTTCAATTAAAAGGTAAAACCCCTCTTACATTTAACTATGTCGCAAAGGTAGTAAATACGGCTTTGGGAATTTTCGCCGATTTGAAATTTACAGAGAAATTTTTACCCAAAAATCCACAATCAGTTGAATTATCAGATGTAGCAACCGAAGTTGTAAGAACTATCTATCAAGACAATAACATTGAACTTACATTTCAAGATATACTAAAAGATATTTTACTTTTTGGAGAGGCATTTCTTAAAGTTTGGGTTGATACAACTGAAGACCCCAATGGAAGAATAGTTATTTCAAGGCTAAAACCAATGCTTGTATTTTGGGACCCTGATAGCCTTGCCCCCGATTGGAGTGATTGCGAATATGTTTTTGAAGTTATGTATGTTGATAAAGACACATTAAAACAATTATTCCCCGATAAAGAAGAAGAGATTGAATTAGTAGGGGCAACGCAATCGCCATTTATATTTGAGCAACCTCTTCCATTTGCCCTAACAATGAGAAATGTATATGGCGATTATACCGCTTATGGGGGTGCTATTTTAAGCCAGCCAATAGTAAAGGGATTTGATAAAGTTGAAGTTATAAGATTTCAATACAAGACATTTGAAAATAAATATTTCATCTATGATAACGAAGATAAACAATACTATGAAGTTCCAAGGGCAAGTAGAAAAGAAATTGAAGCATACCTTGATAGGTTAAATAGTGAATTTCCAGGAAAATTTTCACTTAAAAGAGAAGCAATTAAAAAAATTAAAGTTGTAACTTTCATCCCTTCTACAAGAACAATTTTGGAGGAAATTACCGACCCTTATGGAATTTATATGTTTGACATAATCCCGTTTTGGGGTTATATAAATGAAGAGGAAAGATTTGGTATCTTCAGAGTTATAAAAGACCCTCAAGATGAGATAAATCTAAGGAAATCACTTATAGTTGACCTATTGAAGGAAAGCCCCAAAAATAAATTCTTTATTCCAAAGACGGCTTACACCGATGAAGAAGAGCTTCAGGAGCTTGAAAAACGCCTTGATGATGAAGATATTTCCTTTATCCCTGTAAATGTAGTTCAGGGGTTTCCAATCCCAGCTAATACAGATGCGGCGCAAAAGATAAGTTTAATTTTACAAATGGAATTAAGAAGTGAGCTTCAGCTAAAAGACCTTTCCAATATGACGGATGCTATATTTGGAGTTGTCCCAAGGAAAATCCAGTCAGGGCACGCAATCGCAAGGCTTCAGGAGGCAAGTATCCAATTTTTGAAAACATTTGTTGAAAGGTTTAAATTTGGAAGAAAACTACTTGCAACCTATGTATTTGAGCTTGCAAAAGTAGTTTTGCCAAACAATTATCTTTTAAGGATTACAAAAAATGTCTTGGGTGAAGAAAACTTTCAAAGGATAAATGTTAAACTGGGTGAATTTAATTTACTTCAACTTTTAAATACAAAGTTTGATGTCGTAGTTGAAATGAATGACTATTCTCCAACACTTAGGACTGAAATGCTTGCAAAATTCGTTAGATTGGCTGAGCTGGGGTATCCAATCCCTCCCGAGCTTCTGCTTGAATATATGGATTTACCCAGCGATTTAAGGGCGAAGTTTTTACAAAATATGGCAAACATTCAACAACAAAACCAAAAAGAGGGTGAATAAATATGAACGAGCAAATCCAAACGCAAGATAATTTAGGGCTTCCTGAAGTGCCACCAGAACTTCTAAACTATATTCAAGAGAATTTGATGGAGGCACAGGAAGAAATAGTAGAAGAGCCCCCAACAATTGAAGAGGTTCTTGGGATTGATGGAAAGCCCACTGAAAAAGAAGTAGAACAAAAAGTAGAGGGAAAGCGAAAATATGCTGATAGGTTTGACACAGTTGAAGACCTTGAGAAAAGCTATAAGGAATTACAGCGAGAATATTCTCGGGTAACTCAATGGCGCAAAAAATTTGAAAATTTTGAAAATCTCATAAATCTACTTGAAAAAGACCCCGTTTTATTGAAAAAAGTTACCAAGATAGTCGCTGACCATTATACAGGGGAAAATAAAGAAGATGAAAGTTATATGTTTAGCTATGAGGAAGAGCCTCAAAAACCAAGTATAAACCCACTTGAATTAGAAAACATTGTAAATCAAGCTGTTGAAAGGAAAATCCAAGAGGTCTTTTATGTCTTAAATTCAATAAATGAATTTGCCAGAAGAAACCAACTTGACCAAGAAGACCTTGCAGAGGTTATAAAAATTTCTAAAGAGCAAAACTTGACTTTGGATGAAGCATTTAGTATATTTAAAGATAGGAAAGAAAAATTGAAGGCAAAGCTATTAAAAGAATTGGGACTTGAAGTTGGGGCAAACCAGAAGAAGGTTTCACCCCCAACTTCAATTGAGGAAAGTAAAGTAAGTAAATCCACTAGGGCATTGGAAACTTCCAACCCAGGGATTGACTTAACTAAGGGTTGGAACTCCTTGCCCCGAGAAGTTCAAATTGAGCTTTTGCGTAAATACTCCAAATTTTACTGATGTAAAATTGAAATCGTAAAACTACTATGCCGACACTTTTCACATCACCGCAATTTAAACCAGCGCCCGTTGTAACCGATGCTCAAAGGGCGCTTTCAATGATTATATGGTCCAAAGAGCTTCACGAGCGTGTCCGTAGGAAACTTTTCTGGAATAAATTTATCGGAAAACCCGTAACCGATGAGGGCTCACTTGAAGAGCATAAGACAGGGGCTCCAATTGTAGAATACTCCGAATTTAATCAAAAACCCGGAGCTCAACTTGTAATTCCTATTGAATTCAACTTCACTGAAAATCCAAGAGAAGATGGTGTTGTTGGGGCTGAAATCTTGACTGGAACCGAAGAGGAGACAAAATATGGCAATATCCACCTTTTCATTGAGGAATGGCGTAAAGCTACAATAGTAAGAAATGTCAATATGCAACAGCAAAGGGTGGGTATTCCCCTTGTTGAAAGGGCGGTAAACCAGCTTGAAAAGAGCGCTCTTTCTTTTTTGGACAATGAGGTTACGCACGCTTTCATTTGGGGATTTAGCGCTAATTTGCAACGCTCGGCTGATATTACAGAGGGAAATTTAGCTTCTAGCCCAGTTAAACCTTATGCTCACCCCAACACTTACTATTACCTCGTCCCATCGGGTCAAAGTAAGGCTAGGCTTGTCTCATTGCAGACGGCGGTTAGCTCCTATTCTTTTGACCCGACAGGAGTTATATACCCCAAGCCAAATAAGGCAACGGCGTCATTTTCCGCAATTGACCTTGGGCTTTTGGATGAACTATATGCGTTGCTTAGGGCAAAGGAAATTCCACCCTATCAATTATCCGATGGGATGGAGGTTTATATAGTCGTTATGCACCCGTATGTTGCAACGCTTTTGAGAAATAATGAAAAGTGGTTCAATGCAATGACTTTGGGAATGCCGCGTGGAGTTGATAACCCTGTTTTTACAGGTAGTATCGGGCATTGGAATAATTTCTTGTTCTACACCTCAAACAAGATACCGTTGTATTATCCATTGAATTTGGAGCAAAAATTTGTATCTTTTGGAACTAGGGCTAATAAATTGCAGATATTCCAAGAAAGCGGTCGTGATTATATCCAGCTTTCGCTTACGACACTGACGACAAGTAATTGGGCTGGTTCTGGAAACGATGGCGATTACTATGAATTTGGACAAAAAATATTTGAAAACGATAGTTATGGAACTGCTTGGGTCATAACACCTATATTCGTTTTGGGTGCAAATGCCATTGCAACAGCTTATTCAAGAACAGGACCTAAGGGATACCAGACATACTTTACCCTTACCCCTAGCGAAAGATCCGACTATGGAAAGCACGAAGCTTATGGGATGAGTGTTGTTTACGGATTTAGAAGAATTGACTGGCTTGCTTATGATTCTACGACACTATTTAACCAGTCTTCGGCAATTGTGTTTGTAGGACAGAGAATTTATGCTGAATTCATTCCACCTGAATTTGGGGTTGGAGCGCCTGAATAATACTTGAAATTGCCCCACGAGTGATTATGACCCCCTCGTGGGGCTTTTTAATTTAAATGAGGTGGCAAATGAAAGTCTCAGAAATCATCAAAAGGGTTAGGTTTGTAATAAAAGATGAAAACTACGAAGAGATTAAACACGATTGGATAATAACAGATATAATTCAGTCGTCCCTAAATGAGATTTTATCTCAGACCAAGATAATTGAAGATATAGTCCCAGTTGTTGTTTCATCAAGCGTTGGATATCTACCAGATGACTTTATAGTGATAAAGAATATCTATGATTCCAATGGCAATGAGATAAGACGAGTTTCAATGGATTATTACCAAAATCAAAAATCAAACCAATGGGTTTTAAAAACACCTGTTTATGTATATTTAAAACCAAACAAACTTTTGTTTATTGGTATAGAGTCAGGGACTTGTTATGCCCACATTTACAAGACGATAAAGATACAAGATGAAAATGACGATATAAATATCCCAATGGAGTTAATTTCAATTTTGGTTTACAAGACCGCAATTGAACTTTATATTTCAGGAAGGATTAGCCCAGCAAAAATCCCCGCTTCACTAGTTGAGGTCTGGATGTCCGAGGTTCAAAATAGATTGAATTCATTTAAAATGTCAAGGATTGAAGAAGATAGAATTGATGGTGTAGTAAAAGAAAAAAGGAGTTTCTTTAAATGATAGTTCAAGAGGAGTTTTACATAAATGAACCCTTAAGAAACCAAATTATAAACGATGGTTATTTAACGCTTCAAAATGATTTTACCCCTGGAAGCGTAACCCTATACTTGAACGGTGTTCTTCAAGATAAATCTACTTCCACTAGTGATACGGGTTTTTATAGAGAAGACCCCAATAACAGAAGAATTATATTTTTAGACCCAACATTTTTTGTTGTAGGTGATTATCTTGTAATTGAATACGATACAGCTACAAGAACCCCATCTATACCAACGGGAGCTAAAGTTTGGGGAGACCTTCACCTATTGCTTGCGGATACTATTTTGGATAAAGTATCTAATCCAGGGGATGATGGTTCAAGATGGAGTTTTCAAGTAAGACAAACTGCGCTTTTAACTGCTTTTAATGAAATAGTTGTCCCACTTGTAAAAAGTGGATTTAAACAGGAAGTATCTGAACTTTACGAGCAAGTTGTTTCAAGTGGGGCTGGAATTTCAAATATATCATTTGACGGAAATTATTTGCTTTGCCAAGCTCAATGTGGTTATAGAGGGAAATTAATAGATTTACCCATTGTTTATAAAGAACCTTCTGACCTTGATTTTGCAAAAGATTTTTACCCTAGGCTTTACTTTTTCAAAAGAGGCGATAAATTTAAAGTTTCAATGAAAAATGAGTTTTTAAACGATGTTTCAACTATTTGGCTTAATTTCATAAGAATTGATGATTTTCCATTAGATTATCCACTTTTGGGAAGTTTTTGGAGTAAATTTGCATTTTTAATAGTTTCTAAAGCACAGGAATACTTAACAAAATTAGAGGTGAATACAGTATGATGAAACTTGGTGAAATTTTTGGGAAACTATCAACTGAATTTCAAAGGTCAATTGAATTAAATGATGCACTCCCCCTAATAAATCGCTGTTATGAGGAAATTGCAATTTTTAGCCGTGCCCTTACATATAACTGGGTTCAAGAAAACGCAAACCCAGGGACTGGTTGGCAAGTGGATTTAAGCACAGTTGGCTTATACCCAATTGATGTAAATTTTGCAGTTGTAGAGTTAAGAAATGTAGTTGATAACTCACTTATAAAATCTTACCCCTTGGTTTATATAAAGGACTATTACTTTTTCAATTATCTTAATTTCAACTATCCCGCATTTTCTGTCAGGTTTAATCCTTTGCCGATTATTGTTTCAACCAAGGGCTATCCAAGTGTAAATGACCCAAGCCAAAATTATTTTCTCAATGTTGAGTTTGTAGTAAAGCCAGTAAGAGATAGCCTAAAAGACCTAAGCGATACAACGATGTTTAACGAACACCTTGACGATGTATTGTATCACTTCTTGGTTGTAAATCTAGCTGATTTACTTATAGCAAAGGAAAAAGATGAAAACCAAATCCAAATTCTAAAATCAATTCAAAATTCCCATTTAATTTACCTTTTGAACGAAGAATATCTAAAACCATACATACAGGCAAGATTTGGCACAAACAAGTGATGTAAAATACCTTGTTGAAGTTGTCTCAAATTTTGAGCTTGGTATAAACCAAGAACTTGACGAAAATGTAAGGATTAAGGGAAAGACGAATATAATCTCGGGTTTTAACTTTGATGTAAATGATAAAATTGGTGCAATTGGTCCAATTCGTTTTTTAAAAAAAACAAATGAACAAATACCCACCGATGTAGGTTATGTTTTCTATGTATTTAACAGGAAAACAAAAGAACTTGATAGATTTTGGATAAAACAAGGTAAAATAATTGAAGGAAATGGGCTACATTCTGAATATATTTTATACTCATTTGGTAATATACCACTTTTAGTTGATTTAGAAATATCTTTTTTAAATTCCAATTCTTCTCTTTTTAATTGGGCTTATACAAAATATGGGGGGTATTACTCACCCGATTTTCAGCATAAGGTTTTGGTTTTAAGGACGCCTCTTGATTTTAGCATTTTGGATTTAAATTATTTTTTGTTTATAGATAATTCCAATCAGGTTTTTGACCTTGGCTGGGCTTGGGCGAGGGATAAGGTTTTTAATTCAAGTTTAAATAATTACTATTACATCTTCATAACTGAAAGAACGCTTGATTTTATACCCCCTGATACGCCAGCTCAAGGGGAAATTTGGGCTTGTAGTGAAAACATCGGTTTAACAAATCAATTTTTCAATGCAGGTGCAAGGCAAAACTCTCCATCATCGTTTTTTGAAAGTATAAGTTTAAACTCTGGGACTAAAATTTTCCCACTTGAAAATGGAAGAAATTTTGAAGTTTTATCCTTAAAAGAAGATGAAAATAAATTCGGGAAAATTAAATTTAGACCCAATGAAACCCACATCCCAAGTGATAAAATTTTTGAACCGAAATTTGATGGAAGATACCTTTACTATTTAAACCCAAATGATTATGGCTTTGTCCTTGTAAATTATACCTCATCTGCAGGTGACCCCTCTGATAAATTTTACATTACCGCTTTAATTACCATTGTTTTGGAAGATGGTAGCGAATACATCCTAAACCAAGTTTATCATCTGGACCAATTATCAGCTAATAACTTTTTCATTCCAAAAATGGATGTTTATAAAGATAGCATCGGGAATAGAATTGATATTTACCTTTGGGGTTCAACAATTCACCCAAAGGCGAAAAAATTAAGAGTTTATATTTCAGCGGTTAATTACCAAGTTTATGGAAATAAAGAATATGCCGATATTGGCTATTTGACGCTTTCAAATAATGAAATGGATATAAACCTTACGCAATACATACTTTGGAGGGAATTTGATTTATCAGACCTTGATTTAAAAATTTTTGAACCTCAAACATCAAAATTTGGAAATATAAACTTTTCCCTTACAATTGATTATAAAGAGGTCAAAGGCGGTTTTTCGCAAAACAATATAAACCTTTCTGGAATTGGCTACACTTATAAACCAAGATTTATAACATTTTCCACTTGGATTGATGAAAATGTGGATAAATACACAACCCATTGGGGATACCCCTGGTTGAAACCCAAATCTGGGGGAGATGATGTTTTCTATATTTTAACAAATAAATTCAAACTTGAAAGAGAGTTTTACGATGTTGCTATAAAAAAAGATAGAATTTTTGGCATTCCCCGTGAAGATAGAAGAAAAGTTTATTATTCAAGTTTTGGTCAAACTCCAAACTTTGACGCATTCCCTGAGGAAAATGTGATAACGATTTTAGGGGATGTCTCTGAAATAAACGCAATTGAAACAAGGGACTTTTTAGCGATTGCAACAGCTCAAAAGACATATTTTTTGGTTGAGAAGGAAAAAGATGTATTTGAAGTTGATTTTGTAATTCCAATTGGAGCAAGTGATAGAAATCACCTTTCTCTTACACCAGTTGGATTTTATATTTTCCACAACCTTGGGCTTTATTTGGTTGGAGGGAAAGATAATTTCATTTTGATTTCAAACCAAATAAAAAATTTTATATCAAACCCAAGACAAATAATATACATAAGTGAGTTAAACTCAATTTACCTAAACTTTTATCCCAATTTTGCAATTTTCAACCTTGATTACAAAAATTGGATTACAGGTGGTCCCTTTTACTTTAAATTTTCCTTTATTGATAAAGATGGAAAAACAAACCTAGTTGATAACAATGGTTTTATTTGGGTGATTGATAAAAACAATACAAGTGTAAGTTTAAGTAATTTCTCATTTATCACAAATTGGTTTGATTTTAACCTTCCCAATGTTGATAAAGTTCCCTCAAGGGTTTTCGCTAGGGTTAATGTTATTGACGAAGATTTGCAAATTCCAGATATAATGATTAGATTTGATAACGGACAGATTTTCAGAATTGATAAAGAAAATTTCAATAAAAACAAGGTTTTGCCAAGGTTTAGGTTTAAAAAATTTAGAATTGAAGCAAATATAGATAATCCAAATTTGGGTAGATTTTTCATAGAAGAAATTGTTTTAACCGCATTAATTAAAAAAGATAGACCTGTGGTTTAAGATGGATCCTCTATTACTTGCAGGGCTAATTTCAGGTGGGCTTGGTGCCATTTCAGGTATTGGGTCTTGGCTTTCGCAAGGTGGTTCATTTTTTAAATCGCCAAGGGAAAAATTTATTGAGGATATTACATCTGACACAGAGAAATTAAGAAAGTTTGGATACATTCCGCCAGAGGATTTTAGAAGGGCTTTATCAGCGCTATATTCGGCGCAACTAACTTCGGCACAATCCCTTGCAACGCAACGAGGATTTGCCTCTGGAGTTGGTGGGTCAACTATTGAAGCCCTGGGGACTAAGGCAAGAACTCCACTTGATGTTGCACGAATGAGCCAAGAGGTTTCCCTAATGGATGCAAGTAGTAAGTCCCTTATGGATGCAATTAACCTTGCTTTGCAAAGGGCACAATTTTTATCAGGGGAAAGTCCCTTTGAGACTATGATGGGTGTTGGCTCAACTGCGTTTGATATAGCGCTTGGTATTTATAAGATGGGTTTAACAAAGGATTATCTTGATGTTTTGAAAAATTGGATTAAACCAACGGGTAGTGATATTAAACCTTTACCCGATTATTTTGATATTTTACCGCTGTTAAACATAGGTTGATAATTTATGCCAGGGATATTTGAAAGTTTAAAAAAGACGCCACTTGTCAATTTAAACGAAAGGTTATCAGACCTTGCTGGATTTTTCTTTGAAATTTCAAGGATGAAAGCAAGTCAAATGGCGGCGCAACAAGCACTTCAAGGGCTTCAACAATTGGGCCAGGGTGTAGAAGGTCCTGCTGGAGAGTATATCCGAGGAGTAGCAAAATCGCTTATGCCATTAGGAGCAGTTCCTGGGGTTGACCCAACAAAAATTGCCTCTGTTTATGAGACACTTGCACAGATAAAATACAATGAAGCGGTAAATCAAATAACAAAGCAAGCGGTTCAAGAAACGCTTAGTAAATTGACTGATGTATATAATAAAATGACCGAAACAACTTTTAAAAGTATAAAAGAAACATCCGCGCCCAAAACAGGAGTAAAAGAAATAGATGATATTTTATTATTGGGTCAAAAAGCAATTATTGAGGGTATCAATGCACAATTAAATTTGGCTAAAGTTCAATTAGAGGGTCTTAAAGAGCTTGCCCAAAAACCTAATATCAAACTTGATTATTCAATGGTTGATAAAGCATTGGGAGTTTTGGAAGGATTAAGTAATGTTTTATCAAAATATGCTTCACCAGAGGCACAAATGTATAGAGCTGGTATAGCGGCGCAAATAGCGGGGCAAAGATTAGCACTACAACAGCAAAAAGAAACAGAGAAAGAGGCTCAAAAGAAATTTTCTGAAAAAATAAAGTTAGAAAGAGAAATAATTGAAAATTCTACCAAAATAGCAAATAATTTGGGTATAAATCTTAACCCAACAGAAGCAATTACTGGTGTTAGACTAAGTGAAGATTTAACAAATATAGTAATTGATGTTTATGATTTAAATACAGGTAGAACATATTCCAAAACTGTTAAAGTTGGTGAAATTGCATCTTTGGAGTTGTTAAAGAAAGTGGAACAAGGCTTATACGGTAAAGAAGTAGGTAAAATAGTAGCTTCAATTAGACAGCTACAAATATTGGAACAATCACCAACTTTTGAAGACTACCAAAAATCAATTGAGAAAAATAAGGGAATTATACAATTTCCTCAAATTGGTTCACAAGAACCGACAAAGAAAGATGAAAAATCGGGGTTTGGTGCCTTTAGCCCTGTTACAGATCAAGAAAAGGTTAAAGAAGAACCTAAACAACAAGAATTACCAGAGTGGGTTAAACCGACTAAAAAACAAATTCCTGGAATTGGAAGGTTTACATTTTAACTATGCCAAACGGGAAACCTGACATACTTAATTACTTTCACGAGCAGGCAAAGTTTTTGCAAAAGGTTGCAGGAAGCGATAAAATTGAACTTCCCCTTTTAAATAATAGATTTAATGTTCAGGTTGATTTAAATCAATTTTTGAAGTATAAAAGTTTTGATGAAATAGTTCGTGATTTGAAGGGTTTATATTCGCAATATGGGGGGCAAATCCCCGATGATATAATTGCACAAGATTTCATTGCTACTTTTGATTATGCGGTAAAGAAAGCCTCAATTGATAGATATAAAAAACTATCCGATGAATTTATTAGAAAGCCAGCTATTTTAAAGCCCCTTTCTGTTTTTGAAGGAATGGTTGAAAGGTCGGGTATTCCAGTCATTGGTGATATTTGGACTGGTTTTGCAACTGCAACAGGGATTGATAGCCAGTTTGATGATATGATTGAGTTAGAGAAGTATTTATTTGGGAAAAAAGATATATCAACGCAACTATTTGATATTGGGACGCTTCTTTTAGGTGCAGGTGGTTCATTTTTAACTTCCGCTGGTTTAGGTTTTGGGTTGCTAAAAACAGCCTTTGTTTTTGGTGGTGCAGAGCTTCTTGGTGGTTTGGTAAACCCATATAAACCAAATATAATTACTGATACAAAAGAGGCACTTAAATACGGCGCAATTGGTTTTGTAAGCGGTTTACTTTATCCAGTAAAGCTTGGGATTGGAAGTTTTGTAAATAGGGGGATTAATCTTGCAATATCAGCCCCTGGTTTAGTGATTTTGGGGAAAGCTTTCAAAAATGGTGTTACCCAAGAGGGGCTTTATAATCTTGCCCGAAATTTAATCAAGCAGGGTGCAAATGTAGGAAGCCTGTCAACTACTCTTTTATTTTACAATTATGTATTAAATCCACTTGAAAGAAAACTTTATGGTGAGCCCGAACCAGACACCCTTATTTCTTGGTTTCAAGCTGGTTTAGATACAGTTTTTTCAACTATAGGGTTTCACGCAAGTAAAGAATTACCCAAGGTTAAAGGGACAATCCCAGGCGAATATCAAAAGGTTCAAACTATAGCTGACTTCAATAAAAGGTTAGATAACTGGGCAAAAAATGTATCAGGTATAATTTTAAAACATATTGGGATTGATTATTATGAAAATCTATGGAATTTTGCCTATTGGAACCAAGATAATCCATTTGTAAGTGTTTCTGAGCATAGTTTTGTCCCCAAATTACATCATCCAGTAGTTTTAAATTCCGCATTAAACTTTGAAGTAGGTAAAAGGGTTTTAAACCAAATTGGACTTGCTTACAATCTCCACGTAGCGAGTGAAATTTCAAAGGGTAGAGAAGTTCCAGATGTTATAAAGACAGATGTTTTAAATGCCCTTGGGAATATAAATGAGTTATTCAAATACTACGATGAAAATTTCAATGTTTTGTATCCAAAGATAGAGGTAAAATTTGCCCGAGGGACGCCATTTATAAGTGAAATTCAAATTGGTGATACAACTATAAAATATGGAAATTTCATCAAAGCCCTTAGAGAAGGAAGGGAAATTAAACCCGAAAAAGTAAAACAAATACTTGAACTTGCCAAATCAAAGGGAATAAACATTGAGCTTGGGTTAAAGGATTTCATAACAGAACTAGGGCAAAGACCCAAGAAAAAAGCAGGTGAAATTGCATTTAACCTTTTGGATACGATTTACGACCCTTCAGTTTATCAGGGGCTTCCTGATGAAAAGAAATTCCAATACCTACTTGATGAGACTAATATAGGGAAAGCCTATGGGGTTGCAAAGTATCTTGAAAGTATTTACGGGGCTGAAAATGTAAGATTTAATGTAAGAGAGGTTCAATTGGGTGGGGCAACTCCTCTAAAACTTAGATTTCCTCACATTGAAGTTGATTTAAAAGAGGCGGGTGAAGTAAAAGCTACTTGGGTATTTGACCCTGGGGCAAATGAGATTATTTTAAAACAGCTTTTGCCAGCGGATACGATTATATTAGGGTCTAATGTCAAGGAAGGAGAAAGATACACAATGATACAGGAGTTCAAGCATTTTAATTCTGTTGAAGAATTTGAGCAAGAATTAAAAAGAATTGGTCAAGATGTTGATTTAGCCAAGCAGGAGATTTCCTTCGGTGGGTTCATAACTCCAGAGGGAAAGGTATCATTTAGTATTTTAACAGGAACTATTGGATATACAAGGAGTTCTAATATAGCCAATTTTTCACTTGAAGGTGCAAAAGATGTTATTTTGATAGATGGTCACAGTCATCCATTTGGAGAAATTAGAAGTAGAGCTGATATCAGAAATCTCTTTTTCCAATTAAGACAAATTTTAACTGAGCAATTGGATTATGTAAAAGAGGGTTCAATAAGTGAGTATAGAGATATTTTGCTTGATAGATATGGTGGTAATTCAATTGTTATTAATTTCAAGGCGATTTCCGATGCTATTAAGGGGTTATCAAGGGAGGAAATTGAAGGGTTGAGAAATTCAATAGACTCTTATTTTAGTTTATCCGAAGCTATTTTTAATGATCTTGACCGAGGATTGCCTGCTCTTACGAGTTATGTAGGTAATTTTCTATTACAGGCAGAAAACCTAAAGGGAAGAGGTAACTTTTATGAGCTTTTAAATAATTTAGCAAAAATTCAAATTGAACTATTAAAAGCAGGTAAAATTGAAGAGGTTAGAAACTTACTTGAAAGTGATAAAACAAAATTATCAAGGTTGGTTAATTCAATTATTACCCCATTTTACTCAATTTACAATAAACTTGGCATTTTGGATAAGATGCCAACTGATATTGTAAGATTTGAAAAAATTGGTCAATCTAAATTAGAGGAAAGTCCTATTGAAAAATTTATTGAATATATGAAAGTTGGAAGTATAATAAATGATTTTGCCGATGGTGTGTATAATTACTATGAGACAAATCTTCCAAAGACTGGTATAATGATTGAGCCTATTGAAGCTACAAGGTCAAATTCAATCGTTTATTCAATGGCAAGGGCTTTTCAGAGTGTATTTCTTAGAACCAAAATGATTAAAGAAAGATATATTGATACTTATTATGCACTTCTTAGGCAAAATAAAATAGATGAGGCAAGGCAACTCGCAAGGGAGTTTAAAAATGAGGTTTTAAAAACTTTGAATGATTATGTAGAAGATATAAACGATTTAATGAGGGTTTCAAATGAAAAAATTGATTTTATCAAGGAGTTCAATTACAAAAATGATATGATTAAATTTACAAAAGATGTAATAGTTCAAGATACGGGTTTGTTTAAGACATTACTTGCCTCAGAGAAAGAGTTGATTTCAAGGATAGAGGGCGTAGATGAAAAAACAAAAAGTGAGGCAATTAGATACTTTACTGAGCTTGAAAATGAGCTTACTCAAATAATACAGTCGGTAAATG